GTTTCCCAGTCACGATCCGGGGGCCAGTTATCCACAGGTTATCAACAAAGTTATCCACAGCTTAGTTCCAAAACAGAACCTACTCAGTACCAAAACAGAACTAACAAGATGAGGTGTGAGTGTCTAGGTTGGACCCCACAGACACGCCACAGACATTCACCATATGAATAGATACTGTGCAGCCATCACTGATAGTTATACGTTACCGGTAACGTTTGAGGTAACAAATTTGGTTACATGAGGTAACAAAGTAACACTGGTAACAGGTAACAGTGCGGACATGGTACAGGCTAAGTGTTTGTTTTTGTTGATGTTTTTATTGTTGGTACGTACTTCGCAGTATCTTTAGCGTTCAACAAACAACGGAGAAACAAGACATGACAAACCAACCAACACACAACGCATATAAGAACAGACAGCCTAAGATAGTGAACGAAACAGACGAATTGGTTTATGGCCTTGCGCTGTTTGCTTTACAGATTGTTTTCATTTTCGCTATCTTTACCGCCTAAACAAACAACGGAGAAACAAGACATGACACCAGTACAGCAGATCAAGCAACACGCAATTGACAACTACAACAACGGTTGGGACTACATCGTCGAGTGCTACACAGACGCGGAGATTAGACAAGAGTATCTAGACGTTTGTGATGGTGATGTGACAAAGGCCATAGCACTCATACAGGAAGTGGCTGACTATAGAAACGAGAAGTATCTATAGCGTTCAACAAACAAACAAACAACGGAGAAACACGACATGACACAACTCGAAAGAAACGTATCCAACAAAATCGCAACGCTTTTCAACACTGTTTTAGTTTGGGAAGACATGGCAAAAAATGCTTTAGAGGAAGGCAATATCGAACAACATCGTACGCACCAACGCATGGCTGATGACGCAGTAATGGAGCTAGACCAAGAGTTTGGTATTGAGTTACCGCATACTGTTCACGCCTACCGTCGCTGGTTCAAGCGCGAAGAATAAACCCACTGACGAGCTTGTGAGACTCAAGCGAAACGCCGCGAGGCGTCTGGGTAAACAACGGAGAAACAAGACAATGACATACGATGAAGCAATGGAAGGACACGCGGTGTCTCTGAAGCAAGCCAAAGCGGAGGTGTTAGCGCATGGCATAGACTGGGCTGACTTTGTTGACGAAGTAGGGGACAAAAAGGTTTACTACTCGAATGAAATTCTTGAATGGTTAGGGTACTAAGGAGCTACGGACATGAAGTATTTAGAGACAGAAAGCGACACACACGGACACGTACGCATCGAATGGAACGAGAACGCATCATTCAACTTTCAGACGCCTGTTGGCGGAGAGTGGGTAGACTTCCACCACTTCACTTGCTACGGTCTGGAGACTGAACACGAAGCATTCACAGAGGCATTGGAAGCATTAGAGGAGTTAGAGGCATGAGAAAGATTGAGGAAAAGATGTTAAACGCGATAGAGAACAGCAGGGACTGGACCAGTGGAAATACGGAGGTAATTAGTGACGGCGACGGTTTAAGCTGGGTATACCTACACGGAAACAGGCTAGCGTGTTCGGCGAATGGTACGGTTGAGACTGATCGTCAGACGCTCCGAACATGGCCCACACGGACCACCATGAGCCGATTAAGAGCGTTAGGTGTGGACGTATGCACACGCAAAGGCGACATATATCTAAACGGGGAGGTGGTAGCATAATGGACTTTTTACTGTTGGCGACACTAATCACGATTCTGTTTTTATTCGGGGCCATCGTTGGTCACGCTGTAGGCTACGAGAAAGGAAGAGACGAGGGGAGACGACGATGAATCCAACAATTGTTGACATTGTAATTTTATTTAGTTTTGTGCCTGTATGGTACATCATCTTCAGCGTGTACGAGAGCTGGACAGACCCACGAAACAGACGACGACGCAAGCGCAAGGCACGACACAAGAAGCGTATGAAAGAGCTGAACAAACAATGGAGAGTTTAAAATGAGAATCACTACAGCACATAGGTACTACGGCGGACCGGAAGGTGTAGGCAACAACGGTATTGTTATCGACACGGACAAGTTTTTAATTGATGTCTACTTGACAAACAGATTTAAGCTATCAACGGCGTACATACCAGCGGATGAGTTTTGTGGTGCGGGTTACATCGCTTGGCTGGGATGGTTACATATTGAGATAACGACACGTGAGGTATTAGAAGCGTGACAAGTAAAAAGAAAGGTAAGCAGTATGATTACTTCATGACTCAGCAGCAGGTCGCTGATGCTATGGGTATCACACAGACGGACGTTAAAAGAATCGAGAGCAGGGCTATTGCAAAGCTCAAGCGGTCCGGTAAACTCGACAAATTCTTAGGAGCAAAGGAGTGAACATGAAACAACCAGAGAATGACCATACAAAGATGTTTGGCAACGACGGACCTATTGGCAACGACGCTGAGATTGTGGTGTACTACGAGCAACACGGACCGGCAGAACCAGTGTTACGAATACCGTTCTGGTACTACAAAGAGGAGCTGGGAATGTATGAACACTTTGAGGCGTCAGTACACCGAACAGCGAAGGCACTCAAGGAGTCATACACGTACTGGCCTGAAGGTTACATACACGTGCAGACAATTATCAACGACGAATATGTCAACATGATTTAGGAGGAGATATGCACATGATTGGTATTCATACAACATATATCATAGAGTTATACGACGACGTGTGGTCGCAGGTGTGGGCAATAGACTGTATTGAACAAGCGAAGCACTACGTTCACACAAAACGTGACAATGGTAAACAATATCGAATTGTCAAGCATACAACGGAGGTTTTATGAGACGCGCTAGATTAGAAGACTTAAAACTGTACGTAGATGTTGACATCGACTACGACTACGACCCAGAGGAGCATATTATCGAGCTGACAAGGGTGGAATGCTTCGGTGTTAACATCCTAAACACACTGAGCGACAACACGTATGATGAAATAGTTGAATATATTTCGGAAGAATGTTTGCGTGACGACGAATAGTATGTTTATAATCTGTACAGAAGAACATAAGACCAACATTTTAATATTAACTTATAAGGTATTTATCCTATGAGTATCTCTAAAGAGAGAAAGATTTCAGAGATTGTTGAACGGCAGCTAGACTTGTTAACCATTACGGAAGCGTTAAACATAGCAGGTGGTTTCTTTTCTGAGCTGTTAGAAGCAATGGACGATGGTGAGATTAACGAACTGTACACTGACATGGGAGCTGGTAGACATGACATTCACTGAGACGCACCAGCCTTGTTCTGATTGCGGAAGCAGCGATGCTTTATCGTATAACGACGACGGCTCTAGCTATTGTTTTAACTGTAGCAAGTACACTAAAGCCGACAAGGTAGATAACGTCAGAGAGCTAGGCTCTATCAGCGATAAGCCTAAGCCGTCATTCACTCAGACTGAACACCGTTTAATCACAGCGGAGTACCGTACTATCACCGACCGTTTAATCACAGGAACGACGGCGAAGAAGTACGCAGCCCTGAAGCAGGGAGACATCACAACCTTTGGTTACTACAACCCTGACGATCCAACAAAGCCAGTGGCAGCGAAGGTTCGTAACCCTGACAAACGATTCAGTATCGTTGGTGATTGGAAGCAAGCAGGATTGTATGGACAGCATTTGTTTTCTGCGGGTGGTAAGTATGTAACCCTTGTTGAAGGTGAGTACGATGCGTTAGCGGCTTATCAAATGACAGGCTCAAAGTTTCCAGTAGTGTCCGTTCGCAACGGTGCGACTTCGGCGGCAAAGGACTGTCGCCTTTTTTATGATTGGCTGAACAGCTTCGAGAACATTGTTATATGCTTCGATGCTGATGAGCCTGGACAGAAGGCATCAAAGGAATGTGCCGATCTGTTCGGTAACAAAGCAAGGATTGTTAAGCACGTCAACGGCTACAAGGACGCGTGTGATTATCTTGTTAACAATCAAGCGGAAGCGTACACCAAAGTATTCTGGTCCGCGCAACCGTACACACCCGAAGGTATCGTCGGTGCTGGTGAGCTACGTGATCTGATTAAGAAGCCACTCACCAAGGCCAAGGTACAGTACCCGTTCGAGGGGCTGAACAAACACCTGTATGGTATACGCACAGCAGAGCTGGTTACTATTTGTGCAGGTTCAGGACTGGGTAAGTCTACTCTCCTACGTGAGGTAGTGTCATCCATCATGGCGCAGTCAGAAGACAACCTTGGCTTGATGTTTCTTGAGGAGACACCTGAGCGTACCATGCGTGGACTGGTAGGTCTTGAGCTGAACAAACCGATACACCTACCCGACTGTGAGTACGACGACCAAGACATTGATCTTGTGTACGATACGATGGACTATGAGAACCGCGTCTATCTGTGGGAACACTTCGGTAGTAACGAGATTGAAAATGTACTGGGCCGTATGAGATACTTCGTCAAGGTACTAGGAGTGAGGTACATTGTACTCGATCACGTTTCTATCCTAGTGTCTGACCAGAGTAACGGTGATGAGCGACGTGCTTTGGATATGATTATGACTAAGCTGAGGACGTTCGTACAGGAGATGGGGATTTGTATGTTCCTTGTAAGCCACCTACGACGCCCTGAAGGGAAGCAACTGGAGGACGGTGCTGTTACTTCACTTGGTATGTTACGTGGCTCTGCGTCGATTGCACAGCTCTCTGATGCGGTCATCGGTGCTGAACGTAACAGTCAGAGTGATGATCCCATTGTTAGAAACACGACCGTGCTGCGTGTGTTGAAGAACAGGTACACTGGCAAGACAGGCAAGGCGTGTGAGGTATTCTACAATGAAGCTACTGGACGATTGACACAACGTGATGAACGTGAGGAGAAACCGTTATGAAAACTAGACATGAAGAAATGAGAGAGAGTTGTAAGATTTTTCACAAAGAGAATTCAGAAGTTTGGGATCTTTTTTGTAAGTTTACTTTTGAAATGAAGGACAAAGGGTTTAATAATTATTCCAGTAATGCTATTTTTGAAAGAATAAGATGGGAAAAAGACATGGGAGGCGATGGAGTGACTCAATTTAAATTGAACAATAATTATCGAGCCTTTTATGCTAGAGCTTTCATGAAAAAATATCCTGAATACGCCGGTTTTTTTCGTTTAAGAGAGCAAACAAGCGAGAAAGAAAACGCTTCTTTGCTTCCTGAATTAACCCCCGATGATTACAGAGAGGTTAGTTTGTTGTGAGATGTATTGCGTGTGACGTAGAGCTAACAGGCTACGAAGCTACAAGGCGGTTCGCTGTTAGCAAAGAGTTTGTAGATTTATGTCTTCACTGTTCTGCTCATAGTCTCTACGATTTTGTATTGATTGATAGGGAAGATTTACGTACACTCGCAGACTTAGAGGAGATGATATACCATGAGCAAGATTGGGAGCTGGATATTAGAACAGGAACTGTTGACGGAGACTTACCAGAAGTTTAACCACGACAGTGAACGTAACGAACTGAATGAGACTTACCATGAATACCTGTTACTTGGATATAGAAACTACTACGGATCACTTAACGATCTGGTGTGCAGTTACGAAGGTGAAGAACGATATACAAGTGCATACAACACCGGACTCATTGAGGAGTGTCTTGAATGAAGCAGATAAAGTCATCGGACACAACCTCATCGGGTTTGATTGTCGTGTTCTCGATAGTGTTTGGGACATACATATTGCTAGGTCTTCTGTTGTGGACACTCTCTACCTGTCCAGACTCTACAACCCCAGTCAAGACGGAGGGCATTCACTTCGGAACTGGGGAACGATACTGGGAGGAACCGGTAAGCTAGACTTCACTGACTACGACGGTGGACTCTGCGACGAGATGATCGAGTATTGTATTGCTGATGTTGAGCTGACTGAACAGGTTCATAAATGGTTAGAGCTACAGCTACGCAATGAGAACTTCTCTCAGCAGTCTATTGATCTTGAACACAGTGTAGGCTGGGCCGTGACTGAGCAAGAACGGAACGGGTTCAAGTTAGATACGGAGTACGCTGATAAGCTGATGATGGATCTTATGTTTGAGATGAACAACATCGAAGCAGAGCTGCAAAGTATCTTCCCACCTATCGTTGAGGAACGCACCTCTGAGAAGACAGGTAAGCGTCTAAAAGATAAGGTCACTATCTTCAACCCCGGATCACGTAAGCAGATAGCAGAGCGACTGCAAGGTCTTGGTGTTACGTTTAAAAAGAAGACAGAGAAGGGTAACATCATCGTTGATGAGAAGGTACTTGACGGTATAGATCTACCCGAAGCCAAAGCAGTTGCACGTTACATGATGTTGCAGAAGCGAGTAGCGCAGATAGATTCATGGTTGAAAGCTGTCAAGGATGACGGCAGGGTACACGGAAGGGTTATCACTAACGGTGCTGTGACAGGACGCATGACACACCTCAGTCCTAACATGGCACAAGTACCAGCCGTGTCTGCACCATTCGGTACTGAATGCCGTAGTTGCTGGACCGTGGATGAAGGGAACAGTTTAGTTGGCATTGACGCCAGCGGTTTAGAGCTACGTATGTTAGCTCATTACATGGATGACGAAGACTATACTAATGAAATCCTCAATGGCGATATACATACGGCTAATCAACGAGCAGCTGGACTTGAGACGCGGCCTCTTGCGAAAACATTCATTTATGCGTTTCTGTATGGAGCCGGAGATGCTAAGATCGGAGCTATCGTTGGAGGAAATAGCTACACTGGAAGAAGACTT